CAATCTCAAATGCAACTGGGTTATCTTTAACATCTATTTTTCTACCTACTAAGCTAGGTCCTTGAAACCAAAAAGAAAATGATGCTACACCATCTGGGTTTAAATATAAACTACTTGGTGTTTTTTCTATAGGTTCACCTGTTAATATATCTCTTCTAGGTTCTAAATATTTTTCACCTAATCCAGACCTTGCTATAATTCTATCTAAGAATCCCCTTGTTTCCCATGCTTCTGTTTCTGGATCTAATATTCCTGGTATACCTTGATTTCTTAATGAAGCATAAGGTATAGCATTTCCTACTACTCCACCAAAAAATTTAGAAAAACTATTTTCAGTAGGATTAGCAATAAGTTCCATAGCATCAGATAAACCTCTTAAATAAGTTTTATTAGATGCGTTTCTAAATACAGTTAAAGCTGCTGAACTAAATATATCTTCTTTTTGTTGATCATTAATATTAATTAAATTTTCTTTTAAATCTGCAATAATTCCAAGTATGTAAAAACGAGGATCCATTCTATTATATTGTTTGTAGGTTATACTTCCATCTTCATTTTTTTGTGCAATAGAGTAAGGTTGCCAACCCATTGATAACCATGTTTTTTTAACTTGAAAATTAGATGGTCCATTACCTGTTATTTTAGGATATAATTTACCATCTTTATCTGCAATATCTTCTGTTGCTAAATGTAATCCATAACCTGCATAAGCCATACCCATAAATTGTCTACCTATAACTTCAGCTCTTGCTCTTCTATCTCCACTTCTCCATAAGTCTCTATTTTGTTTTGTAAGTAAACCGAATCCAGGAATACGATTTCCAAAATGTCTCCAAAGGTTTGTAGGTGTTCTTATAAAGGGAGCCATAAATCTAAATTCAGGTGAATTATTTAAAAATGTTTGTATTTTACTACCCCAATCTAAATAAGAACCACCTTTTAAAGAATTTGTATAAGTTGCTTCTCTTGCATAGTCTAAAGTTTTTGTATTAATACTGTTATCTTTTGTATTTGCTGATCCATTTTTATCAAAACCTTCATCAAAAATTCTTTTAATATTTTCTTTACCTTCTTTAGAACTTATTGATAAACCTCTTTCCATAGTATTATCTAAAGCATTAGTAAACAATCTACCTCTATAATTCATTTGTTTTAAAAGTTCATCACCTGTCATTAAAAGTCTTGATGGTAATTCTATAACATTACCTATCCAATCTATTGCAGTTCCAGCAGCTCCATTAAAACCTAAATTAGCACCACTAATAGGTCTTACTGCTTTACCACCTACAATTTCTAAGTTATCTTGAGTTCTAGCAAGAGGATCAAGTATTGCATCACCTTGTTTTAAAGCTAGTCCTGTAGCTTTTATAGTATCTCCAAAACTCATCATCATTCCTTGATATTGAGCAAAACCTAATCTTATTGATCTAACATCTGCTCTCGCAAGACCACCACCAATTTGTTCCAATGGTCTAATAAATGCTTCATAAATACCAGACTTCATGTTGATAGCTTGTGTAAATACACCAGACAATAATGAGTTAATATAAAGTGAGTTAAATGCTTCTATTGTTCTTTGGTATCTTGTTTTAGCAACAGAATTAATTACTTCTTCTAATGGTGCATCTTTAATTAAGTTTGCTATTGTTGTAGAGTCTCCTCTAAAGTTTTGAATAATATCTACCATTTTTTCTATATCTAAAACTTTACCTTCTGATCTAGCAACTTTTATTCTACCTGCTTGAGTAGTTCTAGCTGCACCTCTTATTTGATCTTTAAGAGCAATAACTGTTTTTCTAATTATTTCACTTTGCAAAGCCACATCTTCTTTTGCTTGTTTAGTCCATGCTTTAGTATCTCTGCCAAATTTTTTAACATATTGTTCAGAAGTTTCTTTTAAAGTAAATGCAAGTTCTTGTAATACTTGTTTAGATGCTAACATTCTAACTGTAGCATTTTTTGCGGCAGCAGCTTCTTTAGGTAATGCTTTTAAAACTTCTTCTTTATTTCTTGATAATAATGTTGCAAGTTCTTCTGCTGTTTGATTTTTTAATACATCATTTTCTAAATAATCTTTTGTTACATCATCAAATCTTTCAGATACATCATCTATTGTTTTTAAAACTTCAGCAGAATTTAAAAATGATTTAGTATTTAATATTCTTTTAATAAAAGATTCAGTTTGTTTCTTAGCTTCTTTTTCACCAATGTTTATTTTTT